GTGTCCGGCGCGATTGTTAGTGGTACTGCACGTTTTTATTATTACCAATTAACGGGTACATCTTATACTGAATATGATAATTTAGTTGTATCAACATTAAGAAGTAGAGGTGTTAGTGATTATACAATTGCCGATGGAGGCCCAGTTTATGAAGTTTCAGGAACTACCCAAGTTGGTATTGATTGTATCACAACCCCTGAGACAAATCCAACAGGTGTTACAATTTATAATGAAATTAATTATAATCCATATGCCGTGTTTACTATAACAGGTACAACAAATAGTTCAACAGCATTTTCATTTAATGTTTCATTAGATAATACAGACAGTACTTATATTACTAAAGTATTGGGTGTAACTAATTTTGATAAAAATAAAACATCAAATCCATTATTTGTTGAGGAAATATACCCAACACTATTAGGATATGGTTATAACTACGGTTATATCAGAGGTATTAAGTGTGCGTTAACTACAACTGACGGAGCTAGAGAAACGTTTAATAACGCTCCATTAGCAATAACTGGAGATAGTTTAGGTTGGTACTTAGATAGATACCAAACACCTGAAACTCCTTGGGTAGTATCTCAATTACAAGGAAACAAAGTAACAAGATTATTCAGATTTGTTTCAATTTCTGATGGTAATATGGCAAATACTGAAATTAAAATTTCAATATTAAATGTGTCATTTACAAATGGAACATTTGATGTGGCTGTAAGAAGTTATTATGATAGTGATTCAAACCCTGTAGTTATTGAAAAATTCACAAATTGTACAATGGATCCTAACACACCTGGTTATGTGGCTAAGAAAGTTGGTACATCAAATGGTGAATACGGATTGAATTCAAAATATGTAATGGTGGAAGTTAATTCTGATGCAGATGTTGATACGTTACCTTGTGGTTTTGAAGGATATCTTATGAGAGAATATGTTGATCCTCTTAATTCATTTACAACAACACCTCCATTCCCTGTGTATAAAACAAAATATGATTATGCCGGTGAAGTATTATATGTTTCTCCAATCGCAGGAACGGTTCGTAGTTCAGGTGATAAAGTAAGAAGAACTTATTTAGGTTTATCTGACAAAATTGGTACTGATGAGTACATGTGGCAATATAAAGGTAGAAAATACGAAGGTATTTGTAACGAAACTAATGGAGTTTGGAATTATCAAACTAAAGGTTTCCATATGGATAGTGGAGCGACAGTTTGTACAATCGGAACTCAATACACAAATAGTGGTGATACAGCATTCTACGTAGGAGACGGAAGTTTTAGTTCTGAACCTACACAACAATCTAACCCATATTACTATTTGTATTCAAGAAAATTCACATTAGCATTCCAAGGTGGATTTGACGGATGGAATATCTATGACGAACATAGAACAAATCAGGATATTTACCAAATTGGACAAACTCCTTATTTGAACTCTGCTTGTCCTAGTGTTAATTTCCCAACCTCTTCAGGACATATCTTCAAAACAATTACAATTGATGGTAACTCTGTTGATTGGGCAAACACTGACTACTACGCATATTTGTTAGGTATTCAAACATTTAACAACCCAGCTGCAGTTAATATTAACGTATTTGCAACTCCTGGTATTGATTTAGTTAACAATCCTAAATTAGTTGACTTGTCAATTGATATGATTGAAAATGATAGAGCGGATTCAATTTATATCGTGACGTTACCTGATTGGGAAATGTATACATCAAACAGCACTGATTATAGTAATTTCCTTTTACCACAAGATGCGGTTGACAGTTTAGAAACTTCAGATATTGACTCTAACTACACTGCAACTTATTATCCTTGGGTTTTAATCAAAGATTCTGTTAACAATACTAATATCTACTTACCACCAACAGGTGAAGTTACAAGAAACTTAGCATTGACTGATAATATTGCATTCCCTTGGTTTGCAACGGCAGGATATACTCGTGGTATCGTAAATGCGGTTAAAGCACGTAAGAAGTTAACTCAGGAAGATAGAGATACACTTTACACAGGACGAATCAACCCAATTGCTACTTTCTCTGATGTTGGTACTGTAATTTGGGGTAACAAAACGTTACAAATTGCTGAAAGCGCTCTTAACAGAATCAACGTAAGAAGATTATTATTACAAGCTCGTAAATTGATTTCCGCAGTGGCAATCAGATTGTTATTCGAACAAAACGATGCAAAAGTAAGACAAGATTTCTTAGACGCTGTTAATCCAATCTTAGATGCTATCAGAAGAGATAGAGGTTTATATGACTTCAGAGTAACAGTTTCTTCTTCAGTAGAAGATTTAGATAAAAATCAATTAGTTGGTAAAATCTACATCAAACCTACTAAAGCGTTAGAATTCATTGACATAGAGTTCTTAATCACACCAACAGGTGCATCATTTGAGAATATCTAAAAAAACAATTAAATTAACAAAAACCCCCGGCATGTGTTGGGGGTTTTTTATATATCATAATATTTATAATATATGAAAATAATAAGATATAAATTAAACGAAGGTTTAACACCCGAAGGAACTCCTGATTCAAAGTATTACGCTTTTGATTGGGATGACAATATTGTATCCATGCCAACCAGAATTATATTAAAAAATGAAGATGGTGAAGAAGTGGGTATGTCAACAGAAGATTTTGCGCATTACAGAAGTAAGATTGGTAAAGAAGATTTTGATTATAATGGTGAAAAAATTGTTGGTTTTGCTGAAGATCCATTTAAAAATTTTGGAACCAAAGGAGATAAACAATTTATTGTTGATACAATGTTAGCAACTGAAGGACCGGCATGGAGTGATTTTGTCGAGGCAATTAATAATGGTTCAATATTTTCTATTGTTACTGCAAGAGGACACACACCATCAGTATTAAAAGAAGCAACATATAATTACATAGTCTCCAACCACAATGGATTAGATTCTAATGAATTGATTAGAAATTTACGTAAGTATAGAGACATCGCCGATGATGAAGACATGTCTGATAGTGAGTTAATTAAAGAATACTTAGATATGTGTAAATTTTATCCTGTTTCGTATAATAATGAAAAAGGTGCGTCCAATCCTGAACAAGCAAAAATCGAAGCATTAGAAGAATTTACAAGATATGTAAAACATATGTCACATAAAATTCAGAAAAAAGCTTTTATGAAAAATAAAATTAATAATTATTTTGTACCTAAAATAGGATTTTCAGATGATGATTTAAAAAATGTAGAAAAAGTTAAAAGTCATTTTGAACAAAATCCAGAAAACATAATAACTACTTATTCAACTGCAGGAGGAATTAAGAAGAAGTTCTAGTGTAATTTATAAAAAAAAATTTTAAAGTAAATAAAAAAATCTTAAATAGATATATTTATAATCAAATAAACAAAAGAAAAAAAAACAAAATACAATGGCTGATTTATTAATGAAAATGCCGATACCTTACGAGCCAAAAAGGCAAAATAGGTTTATAGTTAGATTCCCGTCATCTTTAGGTATAAATGAGTGGTTCGTAGAAAGTGCTGCTCGTCCACACATAACTATCGGAGCTACTGAAATACAATTCTTAAATACTTCAACTTATGTTGCAGGTAGATTTACTTGGAGTACAATTAACGTTAAGTTTAGAGATCCAATTGGACCTTCAGCTTCTCAAGCGTTAATGGAATGGGTTCGTCTTTGTGCAGAATCAGTTACAGGTAGAATGGGTTACGCAGCGGGATACAAGAAAAATGTGGATTTAGAAATGCTTGACCCTACAGGTGTTGTTGTAGAAAAATGGATATTAGAAGGTACATTCTTATCTGACGTTAATTTTGATTCGTTGGCTTACAACTCAGATGCTTTAGCATCAATCACTGCGACACTTCGTATGGATCGTTGTATCTTAGTTTACTAAGATTTTTACATAACCTTTACAACCAAATAAAAAATCTGTATATTTATAGTAAAATATAAATGTATGGATTTTTCTTTTTTTACAACGGACAATAAATCAGGATATAAAACAACCGCAAAATGGTTATCAAGTAACCAAACTGAATTGTACAAACAAATTATATCATACTCAGAGAGTATACCACTAACTCTTTCTTTTAAGGAAAAAATATGGTTTTTTTATAATAATTTAACGGAAAGACCTAAATGTGTTTCTTGTAATTCTGAAATCAAATTTAGAGAAAGATTTGATAAACCATATGGTGACTTTTGTTCTTTAGAGTGTATTAACACAAATAAGGGAGAAATGGTTAAAAGACAAAAAAAAACATTTAATAAAAAATATTATGTGGACTTTTTTCCCCAACACAAAGATTTCATACCAAAACAGAAAAAAACAAAAAAAGAAAAATATGGTAATGAAAATTACAATAACTATGAAAAAACCAAAAAAACAAAATTAGAAATTTACGGTGATCCAAACTTTAATAATTTAGAAAAACAACAAAAAACCTTATTAGAGAAATACGGAGAATCCAATATATCTAAGACATCTTGGTATAAGAAATTAGTTTTTGATTCGTATAATGAAAAATACCCAAATATAAATATCTTATCAATTAATAATCAAATGGTTACAATTCAT